TCCCCACTGTAGAATTAGACCGCCAAATAATTTACCAAAGCAAATATAACCATTTTGAGCAATAAGCCAATTAACTCCTAAAAAACTTCCACTACTACTTACGCCTGTTTCTTCTGTTCCTGCTAATTTAGATATCAGCTTAAAAACCATAGTTGCTACAAATTTTTGTACCCATCTTGTACTAGGTATTTTATTTGAATTATCATCATCAGGTGGATCTTCACCTATTACATCAGTTTTAACAACTTCGTTTAGATTGATTTCATTTGTTGTTCCATCACCTTTAGTAATGGTTATTTTGTTGTCTGCACCAGTTATATTAGATACAAACTTACTAAAAATCCTTTTTGTAAATAAAGCTAATCCGTTAGCATCTAAAAACTTCATGCTGCTACACCTCCAGTATTTAATATATTGTTTATTTCACTTGCATTAATACATTCATCTCCATCAGGTTCAGGATATAAATCACTATTTATATATAAATCTTCAACAGTAGCTGTATTAACAGCAGAATTTAAATTAAATTTTGTTAAGTATCCTTCCCCCTTATTAAGAAAAATATCTATTATTGTTTCATCAGTAATAGCTTCTTTTTCTTCTAGAGTTGTATCTTCGTTTAATTTTAAAATATCATCAATAATGTCATTAGTAATAGAAGTAAAACATAATACTTCACTTTGTTTATTTCCTTTGGTTACAGTTACTATACCATTACTTTCTAATACATCTTTTACATAAGTAACATCTATTTGTTGTCCTAAGTTATCTTTTGCAGCTTTAACAGCACTTTGAGCAAGTTCAACATTATTTATTTTTACAATAGAAGTACCGCCATCACCTTTATACATTGTTATGTTGCCACCATAAGTTGATAACTTTTTTATATAAGTTTGATGTATTTGTTGACCTAAATTATCTTGTAATGTTTTTGTAGCATAATTAGCATTATCTGAATTAATCGCATGAGTTACATTGTTAATAGTAACTTTTGAGGTTGTACCATTTCCTTTGGTGATAGTAAGTTCAGCATTATAGCTTGTTACACCTTTTACATAAGTAGTATCAATTTGCTGATTTTTGTTATCTTTTAAGGTTGTATCCGCATGAGCTACATTGTTTATCGTTAAACTACCTATGGAATTATCTCCCTTAGTAAATACGATTGTTGCATCATCTGCTTTTAACGATTTAATGAAGGTTTCGTCAGCATATTCTTTAGCTCCAAAATATAACTTAGTTATATCGCCCATCAATGTCCATTTTGTGTTGGTTTTATCTCTTACATATAAATTATTCTCTTCAAATTTAAACTCGTACGGTAAAGGATTGTCTGCATCAATAGTTTGATGAGTTACTATTTTATATAAAAGTTCATATATATGTTCTATTTCTCCCATATATTTTTTTGAAAAAATTAATACATTATCTCCTCTATACTGAAAATACAAAGGAAATACTGGTGCTAATTTTCCATTTTGAATAGTCGGTAGCGCTTTTGGTAATCCATATTTTATCTCAATAGCATCTGTATCCATTTTTATTCACTCCTTATACTTCCACAACATCAGCTTTAATATAATTCAAAATAAAAGGTTCTCCAATACCTGCTCCGCTTATTCGTACTTCTGGAGTTCTATATACTACTCTTCTTGTACGTCTTAAAGTTTCTAACGTTTGAATATCTTTTTTATCGTATTCAAGTTCATATAAACTTTCATAGCTATCTTCTAATTTATCTGATGTGTCTATATAAACATCTTTTAAATGTTTTCCTATTGGTTCATAGTTATCTACAATAGGGCGTGTATTATCGAATAAATAACTACTATACATTCTAGGTAATGGCATACATATATTGCCAACCAAAAAATGACTGTTATAGCTATATTCATATTTAAATAGAGTTACACATAATGTTATTCGTTTTACTAAATACTCATAATTTGCCATATATGTTTTCATTTGTACTTTAAAGCGAAGTGGCTCATCATCATCATAAAAACGATCTGCATTTAATTTACAAACAGTTTTTTCTTTTATCACATATACATCGTTATTTATAGATAATACATCAACTATTACACTATTGAATTTCCTCTGAAAAAAAGCACTTGTATTGCAATCTAATACAAGTACATAACCATTTTCGCCTATACACCATACCTGGTTTAATGGTGGTACATAGCGAAGTTTTGTATTACTAGGTAGGTTTGCAATCTTACTAGCAACTTTAGAGCCTATATTTGTAGGTTTCATATCGCCGTATTCTTGCGTTGTTTGAATACTTTGTAGGGCTATATCGCTCATAATCAGTACGTTATTAATTATGTTGCAATAACTAGCAGTACCTTTACAGAATATATTTCTTCCTAATTCACTAATTCGCCAATCTGGATATTCATTTTCTAAGCGGAAAACCATTCCATTTGATTTTATGAATAAAATATCTTTACTCATATTCACCATGCCCATGATATGACCGCCAACTTTATATCCAATTTGAGCAAATAAACTCGATGATGGATCATTAGTGTCTTGAGTCCAGTTGGTTTCATCGCCAACGCCACTAAATAACACCTGGTCTGTATCATCAAAAACGAGCACACGACCAGAACGAATATACACGCCGTTACAATGTTCTGGACTTGTTTCTATTGTTTCTACAGCTTCAATCCCCTTAGCATATTGAAGCTTACCGCCACTAGCAATCAAAAGACCATCTTCCCACATAGCAGTTATTACTTCGCCTGTTCCCGTTAAAGTTCCAACTTCTTTTACTTCAGAAAAATTTTTTGTGGCCAGAATTTTATTATCTTCTGTAAATAAAATAAGTGCAGAATTTAAAATATCAAACGCTGCACTTTTAAATGTATATTCAGTTGTAGTATATAAAGTATCGGTGCCCTGCACTGTGCGAAGTAATTTAGAATTACTGTCTATTTCCATATTTATTACTTCAGCAAGTTCATTGTCTGCTATTAGATTTTCTGTACAGGATACATTAAGACCGCCAGTAAAGTCTTGCAACATCACAGATTGTTGATTAGCATGTTTTGTAGATAATCTCATTACCATACCGCCCTTATTACATCACAATCATCAGGCAACGAATCATAATATCCAGAAATAACATATACTGTATCTCTTTCTCTTAATATATTTTCTAATTGTGCTACTATTTGACTCATAACCGACATTTCTTGAGACATATCAAATTCATTTCCCATAGATAATCGAATTAATGCATATTCAATTAGCATATCATTAAATTCATTAGGAAAAGGACTTTTCCCATTATCATCATCAGACAAAGTCATTTCTTTTATATCTTCTACAGCTAAAATTTCATAATTAATAGGCTTATCAGGTATAGGATACAAATTTATAGTCTTTAAACCTGTTATGAAATAAGCATAAGGAAAGCCGTGCTTATCCATATTTAGGATATCTGCACGGCTTTTATAAATTATACGTTTGCCATTTATTCTAATATCTACTATTTTTACAGGTATAAAATCCAACTCAATTATATTTTCATTAGTATTTAAATTACCTTTAGTCACATTAGACAACAATTCTGGCTTTAACTGTAAAATCATACGTCTTAAAAATCTAGAACCAGCATTTAAACAATTTAGTATAGCTATATCGTCATAACCTGTTTCTTGCTCATCATGTACTAAAATTCTAACTCGCTTTATTAATTCTTCTACAGCTAACATCGTTATACCTCATCAATCTGGTACAGCTGAAGTTAAAATATTTACTGTAGCAAAATCTGTAGGTGTACTTCCATCAATTTTAAATACAGACTTGGCCACACCATAAGTACGAGAGATAGCCACACCATATTGGTTATCATAGTCAAATAATTTTTCGTTCCATGCTAAATCAATACCATTTGCCATTACACCTGCTTGAGCACCCAACAATAATCCATGTCCTACCCATGTAGAACTATCACCAGTTTGACCAATTGGAACATTTTCATTTTCATGTACGACTACACCATTATATAAACCAGTAGCACCTGTAAAAATAGGATTTTTCATGCCACGAATATTAGCATATTGCTGTGCATTAATCCATTTTTCATCTTCTTTTAAATCGCGAATTTGATATGGATGCAATACCATTACATAATATTCTCCACCATTAACACGAACAGGTCTGATTTTAGGATTAGACATCTGTGCCAAACGTTTTGCTTTACCTAAAACAGTAGTATTCATTTTAGCACTACTTGTAATATTAGCTTCGGCTGAAATACTAGTACCGCCATAAATAACTTTATCTGCTGTTGGATTTTTCGTCAGTACTTTAAATAAATCATCATCAATTCTTTCTCTAAGCCAAATAGATAATCCATCTTTTGCATTTTTACGCATATTTTCTTTACTTTTCTTTTCTTCAAATTTACCTTTTAGGCGTACAGCATTTCTGAGCTGGTTAATAGTGAAGTCAAAGCTTCTGTATTCCATTTTTTCTTCATTGCCTTCTAAGATATCATCTCCTGTAACACCATCACCTTTCAATTTAAGTACCAATGATTGTGTTATTCTATCTCCAGCTTCTTTCTCTAAATCATTCAGAACTTGAATAATATTATTAACACCTTCACCCATGAATTTGCCAAAGAATAAATCCTTCATAGCTGTAGTCCATGTTTGTTTTGCCCATGCTTTTTTTACAAGTTCTTCAGGAACAGTTGTTTCTGCAAATAGTCTTAAATCCATATTTGCTGGTAAAGATATCTGCATTCCTCGTCCTTCAAAACCCATATTTTTAAAGTATTTTGGAAATGCTCTTTTCAATTCGTCTTCATTAAATTTAAAATTACTTAAACACATATATAATACCTTCTTTCTTTATTTATTCACCTAATAAAATTTTTTGATACTTCTCTGGTATTTTTTCCCATGGTCGGTTATTCATCATTTCAATAGCAATATCTACATCACTTTTGCCTGAAGTATCTCCGCCACCTGATAATTTATCTGCTCGTGGCATTTTTTTAGCTTGTTTATATTTATTTACAACTTTATCTTGTTTTTCTTTTTGTTTTGCATTTATATCTTTATAATATTCACGTTTAGCATTTTCAAAATAAGCTTCAATAGTATATCGGTCTGATGGTGAAGCTACTCCTCGTTCTAATCTTGCATAAGCATCACGAATTATATTTTGATTAACCACAGATTGCTTTTCAAAATATCCATTTATAGCAAAATCTTGTATTTCTTTAAAATGTGTATCTTTCTTTTGTTCATTTTCAAATGCTTTAAATGCCGCCATATTTTCTCTATGTGCCTGCATAAATGCTTCTTTTCTTTGATTTCTCAATGCTAATTCACTATTAACATTGCTCATAATATTATCTTTAGCAATTTCAAAAGCTGCTTCATAATCTGCTTTCTTTTGAGCACCATTATCTTCAAACTCTAAATCATTTAATTGTTCTTCTGTTAAATTAACTGATTTTAAAGCTATTTTTTTCGCTTCACTTATTACAGTACGTGCAAATTCAATTGGAACTTGCTCTAATTTAATAGGTTTAAAAGGTGCAGGTCTAAATTCCTGTTGTTTAGGAATTTGCTCTTGTTGTTTTCTTAATTGCTCATTTTCTTTGCGTAATTTAGCAAGCTGCTCTTCAATGCCTTCGGTAGGTTTATCTTCTATTTTTTCTTCATCATCTTGTTTAGATTGCTGTTCTTCTTGCTCATCTTTTTTACTTTCAAGTTTTTCATCTTCAGCTTTTTGTTGTTCTCTAAATTTATTAGTAAATTCTCTAGCAATCTCTGGATCTAATCCTTCAAACTCTTCAGGAATACTTATTTCATCATTCTCATTATTATCTACATCATCTACTGTTTCATCAGCTACAACATCAGAATCAATTTGATTATCTTCAAAATCATCTTCAGCAAATAATTGCAAATTAAAAATTCTTAATACGTCCATAATATATCTCCTAACTCAAATTTTATTAAGTAATTTATCTGCAAAGTTCAGACCAGTCTTCTTATTTAATAGATTATCCATACGTTCGGCTACATTCATAAAAGTATTTATAGTTTCTCTTTCCTCTTCGGTTAATTGATAACCTGGATTATTCTTGAATTTATCCATACGTTCAATACTAAAATCTAAAATTTTACCGCATAAATCTTCTACTGATTTTTGCAGTTCTTTACTTACTGGTTCGTTTTTTTCATCTACTTGTTCTCTTACTTGACTGCTAGATTGTTGTTCTTGAGTATTTTTATCTTCCACTTCTTTACTAATTGCTTTTGTTATTTTTCTTACCGCCATTACAAATTACTCCTTATCTTCATCGTTTTGATAATCAATCTGATAAATAGGCTCAAAGACTTTTTCAAACACTTCATTTGGTACAGGATATACTTTTCCATCAATGCTTTTTACAAGATAATCTTTATTAAATCTAGCTGTAAATTTTCTATTTTTATGAATATCTTCGACCAAAAGCCTTGGATTTTCAACATCAGAAAAATCTACATTTAAAAATGGTTCGCCTAATACATCTTGAATATTTTTTAAATCTTCTACATTGTTAAAACTTAATTTCATGGCTTCTACTTCATTTACTCTTCTACGATATTTCATCAATATTTTCTCCTTTTACATATTACATAGCTGGAACATTTCCTGACCTTAACGAATTTAAAGCTGCTAAAGTCATATTGCTATTATTTTGTTGTGGTGCTTGATTTTGATTTATTGGTTGACTATTAATTTCTGCCTGATTTTTTACTTGCTGTAATAATATTTGAGCTGTCTGTGCTGGTATACCTAAATTAATTAATTGCGATAAAATCTGATTAGTCGGTATACCTTGATTTATAGCTTGCATTATTTGATTTGTAATTTGCTGATTATTCACTTGTTGTTTATTTGCTTGCTGTTGTAATAATTGTGGATAATTATAAGCAACAAACTGCTTAATAGCTTCATCAGCAATTTTTTGGTCAATAAGTCCTGCTTTTGCCGCCATAGCGAGCTGAATAGCAGGTGGTGCGTCTTTAAAAGCAATAGAATTACTCATACGAATTTGTTTTGCTTGTTCAGCAGCAGCTTGAGCTTCTTGTGCCTTTTGTTGTGCTTGCTGTCTTTGTTGTAATCTCTGTTTTATATCTTCTTTATTAGGGATATCTGATAAATCTAAGATTAAGTCAAATACAGCATCACCTGGAACACCCAATGTTTTAACAGCGTCAATAAGTGAATACATCTGTGCTTGTCTTTGTGAAGCACTAGCCTGTGTATCCGCCACAATAATATCAAAATCACCTTGAGTTATATCATTTAAAGTAGTTGTTACAGCTTGCCCAAAAGGCCCTATTTGTGTAACTTGTTGATTTATTGTGATAAAATCTGGTTTTCCGCCAACACCTTCAATACGAAAAACCTTTTTTTCTGTATAAAATTGTTGTACTAAACCTTTACGACCATGTTTTCCCCATAACAACGATGCTAAACGTTTTTTACATTTACGAAGATTATCAAACATTGGTGCAATATGAGTTATAGCTTGCTTTTGCTTTAATTCTATTGCTCTACCACTTGCATTAGCAGGCATATCTACACCCATTAAAGCTTCGTTTATACCAGAAATAGAAGGCAAATCAGCAGCAGCTTCTTGTCCTGCTTGAAACAGTGATAATGGTGGCTGTGGTGCTTCTAATCTTTGCATAGCTCCACGAGATAATGTTCCTGGCTGAACTTCTATTACACCACCTGGAAGACTAGCCAATTTCTTCATATAGGCTTTTTGTTCATCAGATTGTGCATCTGCTTCACGAATCCAGTTATTATATGAAGAAGTATTTAATATGTGAAGTGATTGACTTCTACGTTTATTAACTTCTCGCTGTGGATCTTTTAAGTCTCTGACAATACCAGCAGGCTCATCTTCATCAAAAAATTTAAATACTACAAAGGGAATAAATGGTATTTGTCCATGTTCATAAGGACTTTCGATATCTTCTAGTAAAACACCGCCAAAAAAAGAACAAACCCTTACCTTGTCTACAGTAATTGTTTGTTCTATCGGTATTTGCCCTGACAAATACATTTGCATTAATTGTTCTTCAGATATATTTTGCATATCTTGTTCATTAATTATTTTTCCACCAGGCATTATATAAATTTTTTCTTTAACTTTTACCTTATACCAGCATTCAACTAAACGTAATTTTTGTAAATCTCTTTTGTAATATAGATGGTCATATTGTTCATCTACTGGTTCCATAGAGTCATATTCTTGCTGTTGATTTTTTATTTCTTCTGCTTTTTCTGGATATACATTTATTAAGTCAGCTTTATTTACCCATTTAGCACGAATAATATAATTAGCATCAGAATAATCTATTTCTTTTGCTTCTGGATCTACATACATATTGAAAGGGCTTTCACGAGCAATTTTTATTTCTCCATCACCCATCTCTTCATCAAATTTATAATAAACCCAAAACCAACCAATACCGCCAATAGCACCATCCATAAAAACTTGAGACTCTTGATATTCATAATCACAATCATCAAAGATATACTTTGTAACACCTTCACGGACTTTACAAAGCTCCATATCATCATTTGTCCTAGGCAAAAAGGAAATATCATAACGATTAAGCCTTTGATATCCTGATAATACATTCATAAGTGGTTTTATTTTATTAATAGTAATTGCAGGTCTACCAAATTTTTCAAGCTGTTCTTTATCTGCATTTTTCCATTGCTTACCAGATACAAATCTATAATCTTCTTTAGCTTCTTTCCGCCAATCTCTTGATTTATCTACAGCATCTTGAAACCATTCTCTTATCTTTCCTAGCCCAATTTTATTTTCTTCTGGTGCAGCTCTTACATCATTATTTACTTCATCAAACATTTATTATTCCTCTTTAAAACATTTTGGATATGTCTCTTTTATTGCTTTTAAACCCAATATAGCAGATTTTATTATTGCTTCTGTCTGTATTGTTTTATCACAAGTAAAAGATACATATCCTTTTTGTATTTTATTTACATTACATTTACTATATTCATTACAACCATATAATGCTGTTTGTGCGATAGCAGAAACAGCACTGCAAACAATATCCTCTTTGTCTTTTTTTGCATAATTTGCATGTCCACGAACTAAAAGACCAATGATATTTTCATTTGCAGGTGAACTTATTTTTGTAAAATAAACCATACATTCTCCTTTTAATAAGCCCATGCACTAGGTTCATGGCTTATATTTTCATAATCATTTTTCTTAAACTTCCAACCATCTTTTTCAGGTCTTGTTGGCTTATATGGTCTAGATAAACATGCATATCCTGTTTCATCAACACAATGGTCTTCACCATTCGTATCGATTTTTTCAGGCTGACGTTTATCATGAGTAACTAAAGGAAATGTTCTCAAATTATGAAAACATGTACTAAAAAAGCGTAAAGCTGGTATTTGTACTACGTCTTTACGCTTATATCCTTCTAATCTTAATTTTATTTCTTCCGCCATAGCCATTCTTCCTTTACCACATTCTCTAAATGTAGTATGACCATTTTTTATTAATACTTTATTTATTTCTTCAGCTACAGTAGGAACACCTGTATTTATATTGGCCCAACATGCACTATCTAATACTCCATAAGCTATTTTTTCATCACATTCCCTATCGACTATTTTTTGAGCTACTTGTGCAGCTGTTTCTTTTGTCCCTACATTTGCTTTACCACCATAGCCATATAATTCACGATATTTCCAAAGATTACCATCATAATCTACTGCATACCAACCTACAGCATAAGGCTTTGCACTTCCCCAGTCCATACTTCTAAATCTCACCCAATTATCTGGTATTTTAAAAGGTTTTACGACATGTCGTTTTTCAGAGAAATTAGAAAAAAACTGTCCGCCAAGTAAGCCCCATTCGCCAAGACCATATACTCGATACCCTTCAGGATCTTGCTCTTTTCTCATCATCATACGTTCGCTATATGCTGGATCAATAAATAAGTTATCTTGATAAGTAGATTTATGTGTAAATATCGATGCTCGTGGTGTATCAAAATATTTTGCTTTTATCCAATGAGTTGCAGATACAGGATTAAAAGATAATGTTATTTGATAATATAGATTTTCATTAATCAGTTTTCCACGCAAGCGGTCATCTAGTATATCTATATCATTTTCTTCTAATTCTGTTGCTTCTTCAGCCCAAATCCAAGTTAATTTACCACGTGTAAAAGTAACAGACTTAACACCTTCACGTTGTTTATCATCTTTCATACCACGGAATAATACTTCATTTCCTGTTGTTTTACATCGCAGTGCTAATGGTGATTTACCTATATCCCAATAAAAATCCGCCATACTACCACATATACGATTAATCGCAGATACTAATTCACTATATGTACTTTGACGGTTCCAATCCCCTATTTTACGAATAACTAATAAGTTAGCTCCTTTGTATTTAGGGTTCATTAATTTTAAGATATAGTCTTGTGCTATATTCACACTTTTACCACTACCAGCACTACCTCTCATACAACGATATCGACATCTTGTTTCATTTGCTTGTTTAAATATTGGATTAAAATAAACTCTAGTTTCCGCCATCTTCTTGCACCTCACTACCTTCTTCATCAGGTGGTTTGCCATAAAATGGTTGTAAAATCAACGGTTCTGCTGGCGGTTGCGGTGGAGTAGATTTTATCTTAGTGATATTTAATTTTTCTTGTTCAATTACCAGACGTTGTTTATCCATTTCACGCTGGTATAGATTAGGTACCAAATCAAAATACCTCATCACGATTTCCCATGCCCATTTTTTATCCATCATTTTTATTGAAGGCCCATCTTTACCCATTTTCACTTCATTTATTACTGATGTATCTACTAAATCACTATCAATCAAATCAACATAATTTATCAGCTTTTTTAATGGTTTTCCATCTACTTTCACAGGCCCAAATTGTCCTATTACTTGTTCTTCACGCTGTCCCCATTTTACATAATCGCCGATATCTGCACCGATAATTTTCAGACAATATTTTAGCAAATCATTTATGTCTACTTTTATTCCCTCACAAATTACATTTTTAAGATGTTTTATTTCAGCACGAATATCATCACGTTTTAGCAATATATTTGCCTTCTTAGCTGCACTCTTTTTATTAGTGGCTAAGCCTGATTTTAATATAGCTTGAGTACCATTCCACTTTTCCACATAATAAGCACAAAACACTTGTTCAGCTTCTGTTAAATTAGGAGAAATATCTATTGTTTTAGAGGTTGCAACCTTTTTATTTTTTTGCAACTTTTTTGTAGTTGCTTTTACCATGGTTGCATTATCAGACCAGTATCGTTTTTTCCATGACTTTACAGTAGATAAACTAACCTCGTATTTAGTGGCTATTTCTGCATATTTCATGCCTTTCTTATAATCTTTTTCCGCCAACTCATATTTTTTTACTTCATTTGGCATTTCACCACCTTCCTTGATTAAAAATGAGCATTAAAAAAGGCACATGACCTCTATCTTAGTCATATGCCTTAATAACTTTCAAATGGATATAAAAAACCTTGATATCATTATATCATAAAAATCGGTAATTTTTTCCCAGAAAAAATAAAATTTATATATTATTTTTATTTCATCTTCATTGTTGATTTAGTCGTCAAACCATTATATATTCACACATTTATATATATTGTGGTTTAATTGCTAATTATAAATTTATTAGGTATAATAAAAAAGAACCGATATTAGCAGTATCGGCTCTTTAATCAGATTTAATATTAGCAGTATTAAATCTAACTTCTAGATAATAAGCACACTCTTGTTATGGAAAAGAGGTGATGCTATGGACAATTTAATAACAAATGAAAACCTTATGGCAGTCTTATTAGTAGCCAAAATCGCCAATGAATTACTATCAATTTATATAAAATATAAAAAAATCCATCAACATTCATAATATATCATTTTTAGAAAAATATATTACAAGCTTATTATCTATTTTATAAAGCAAGAGATTAGCAGTCTCTTGCTTTTTATTTATTTTATTTCTTTTATTTCTTTTATTTCTTTTATTTCTTTTATTTCTTTTATTTCTTTTATTTCTTTTATACATTTTTAGCATAACATATACGTCAAGAGATTACAATATTTTATTTGTCAAGATGTTTTTTTAATATTTAATAAAAATTTTTTCAATATTATATATCAATGTTCCTTTTAACGTACTTTTATAAGTCCTATCTGACAAGCATAAGACAAGGAAAACCACAGTATTTTATCTAATTCTTTATAATACTTATTTTTACTTATCTCTAGTTTGGTACATATAAAATTATAATTCTTATGTCTTATAAATTTATAATATAATATCATCTTGATACTTTTGCTGGAGCAGGAGCAGTGTTTTGAAAAATGTTCAAATACGGCTCTTGCCAATTCTAGCCATTTTTCAGGCTTTTTAATTTTAATTATCTTGTTATCAATTTCAATTACTACTGAATTTAATGGTGTAATATTACTAACGGCTTCATTCGCTGTTGGATCAGAAATGAAGGCTTTACCTTTACCACCAGATTTACCATTATAATTATGGTCTGCTCTACAATCCGCCACAGCTTTCTTTATAATTCCATATTGACTCAATCTTTTTTCAATTAGTTTCAAAGCTTCATAACAAACAAGTTCACTCATTTTTATCACCTCAATAAATATTCCAGTTTATTGAGTTTTTTTATTATTACTTAAGTTTATTTACTTCTACCTCACCAGTTAAAATACAATGCAATAAAACAAGATGCACATTTTTATCTTCACAAGACATCAAACCTTCTTCACTGAAATAACAAGGATTATGCTCATAGTCTTTATCATAAGCAACTATTCTTAAATTAAATTTATCTCCTAATTCAAGACCAAACATATTTGCTACTTCTTTCATACAATTTCTTATCATCTTCATCACACCTTAATAAAAAATTCTTCCCTTATTTCTCCATATCTTTAACTCAATCTTTCTACTTGCCATGATAAATTTTCTACATCTCACTATATCTGATACATTCTTTTTTAATTTATAAGCCCTTTGAAGATTTATATAATGTATTTTTCTTCTAGGTAATCTATTATTTGTTGCATTTACCTTTATAGATAAATCAATGTCATTATTAAATTCAAAAAACATCTATTCACCGCCATTCGATTTTATCAATATCTTTGCTTTCAATGCCCAAAGTACCGCCAGTAAATCTCCTGAACGTATATCTTTATCGCCTTTGATGTAATGATACAAAGATTTATAACTCATATGCGATAATTGAGCCAACTTTGCTATAGATATATTTTTACTATGCATACGTTTTATAATTATCATTCTTACTTTTTTAGCATGTTCTTCATTATTCATATTCATTTCCTAGATGCTGATACTGGTGGAGCACATCATCCCTTATTTTCATTTGCTTGTAATTTTGTTTGGGCTCTTTCACCTAATACATATAATTTACATTCTTCAACAAATTTATCTATATCTTGCTGTTCAGCTTCAGATAAATTAATCTTCTTTTTAGCTGGTCTACAATATCTTTTAGGAAAATTTTGTTTTAATACTTCTCTTGTAGGCAATACATATTGACCTAAAAATACTACAGAATCAACAATATCATTTTCATAAGTGAATTTTGCCCCTGTTATCATCAATCTATCTTTGATTGAAAAAGGATATGATAATATACTTACACCTATTTCAGATAATTTTTTTAGTGCTTTTATAAATTCTGGTCGAGGTGGTTCACAATCACTTATATCCACTTTTTTATAGCCATTTGTATAACTAATGCTTATTTTTCCTTTTAAGCCATCATATGTTATCTTCTTTATCAAAATCATTGACAATGCAATCACTCCTCAATACAAGATATGGGCCTAGAATAAAACTCCATATTTTCTATTTTTTGGCCACTTTTTAAATCTAAAAATTTTATGCAATTTAAATCTTGTTTTACTTCATAGGCTTTTATATCTTCTATTTTTAAATAAGCTCGATTATATTCTTCTTTCATCACTGACCATAATCGCCATGGCACAAAGAATGCTCTCTCTTTAATGCCTATAACAACACCTGTTATAGCACCCAAATCATAATGTTTTTTCAAACATTTTATTTGTTCATCGCTTAATACACTTGCATTCATTTTGTCTTGTGAAGTGTATTTTGCTTCAAAGACTATCGCCTTACCAAATTTTAATGTACCTTTAAAATCTGGTTGAGCTTTCTTCGTGAAACTTCCTTGAAACTTACCTTGACCAATTGGCTTAGATATTTTAAATGGTTCAGGTGTCTTTTCAATGAAAGCCCTATTGAATAAATCATAGCCAATACAACCGCCAATAATTCTATTTTCAAAAAAACTACCTTGCTTATTATTCATCAATCCACGATAAGATTTATCTAACATATCTAATATCATCTCCTCTTTCTTCCCACCAATTATCTTCACTAAATATTTCAGGCATACTAGGCAATGAATGTTTTTTCGTCCTTCGCCTATTACAAATTACCCCAATATGAATTAATGTATATCGTTGGACTCGACAGCAATCCCAATGCTCACCATTGTCTAACCAGCCATAACCATTGTAGATACTATTTTTATCTACCAAATATCCCTTTATTGAGCTTGGATTTAATTTCCATTCTTTTGCTTTAATCAATTGTTTTCTTATCTCTGGCATAACGAGATTTAACGATGCACAAAAACGCTTTTTATGAATTCTATCTTTACGATAAAAAGTCTCCTGACTATTTTTAATGAGATAATCTGCTATTTTTTTATAATTCACATAACCATATTCATTAAGAAATAAATGTTTAAAGCTCATACCACCACCTGATATTTTCCGCCAAAGATTAGCTATGATAGTTGTATCAAATTTATTTACTAACATATGAAAGTGAACCATACCTCTTTTTGTTCTTCCTGCTGTATAAATATATTTCAGCTCAATATTTTCTTTTTTGTATGCTCGCCTTAGATATGCTAAAAAAAGACTGATATCCTTTCTTGCTTTTTCTGGTTCAATAGGTTGTCTTGCTGGATAAGTCAAAGTAAGCCACAAATCATCTTTAGTGAAATTCTCTGCTATTTTCCAACCACAAATACGGCTTGCCTTTTGGTCTTGATATTTTAATTGATTTATCGGAGTTTTTCTTTGAGCTGGAGCATTATATATTTTCTTGCCCAACTTACCCGAATAATATTTGTATACCTCTATGTTATTTTTCATATATACTTTCATCTGTACATAAGACATAAAATCACCATTACATTTTTATTTTGTTCATCTAAATAATACCTTTAACAAGCTAGTAAAAGGCTCAAACGAACCTTTTAAAATTTTCATAAATTGACTTTATGCCACATAGAAGATATACTTTTCTTAGCTTAATAGTGGCATTTTTATGTAGATGCAGTCTGCTCTTTTAGCAGGCTGTTTTTTTTATTTAGATAAGGCAAAAAGTACCCACTAAGAGTACTTTTCACCTTATGAAGTCTTGCTCGGATTTATTCGGAAATGCTCGGATTTTCTCGGAGTAATTCGGATTTGTTCGGATTTACTCGGAAATATTCGGAAATGCTCGGATTTACTCGGATTTACTCGGATTGTCAGAGCATATATTTATCCCAAATAGATTCTAGACTTTCTTCTTTATATTCTTTTTCTTCTTTTTTTGATGAAGTTTGTAAAAAACTCATATCTGCATTTAATTCAAGAGATGTTTCCTTGCTTTTCATCACAGCGTCTTTACTATTAGAAATCAATTCTTCAATATCTTTTAATCTTGTCTTTGGATAAGTAAGACCACTAATACATATAAAATTACGACTACGTTTATTAAATGTAGTGAAATTATCTATAGGAGTACCAATGGCTTTTTGCAAATCTTGATTTACTTCTTCAGGGTTTAATCGTTCATCTGCAAGTGATAAAGCTACATATTGAAGGATATTATCCTGCTCTCTTTTAGCAAAAATACTATTGCTCTGTAGACTATCTAATAATCTAGCCACAGCATTTTCCCCTTCAGGTACAGCCACCATCACCGCCATATTATGAGCAGATAACACCTTTTTTATTTCTGAAAAATCTATATTGCCTTTTATAGATTTATCTGTAGCAGGTATATGCAAAAATTCATCTAAATAAGCGATAAATTCTTCATTTATAGCATATTTATCTTTGAACTCATTATTATCTAGTACAAAGCAAGCCCCACCCTTTTTTATATTGCTGATTTCTTTAAAACAACAATAAGCATTTGAATTTGCTTGTATACTTTCTTTATTTGATGGCAAAATAACCACACTACAAATGATTTTGTCTTTATAATCTGGGTGCATAGTAAGTATATCCACCAATACTGGGCCTTGACTGCTACCAGTACCGCCACCACTTGTATATCCTACAAATATTATTTCTGCATCACCTGCATGGTTTTTTATCTGTGTACTTATATTAGGAAAGTCTTTTCTTATCAAATCACGACCAATGCTTCTATCTTTGCTACAGCCTTCACCACCAACGATATGATATTTATGCTTGATAGTCAGTGTATTCAAATCTTCTTTACTTGTATTAATAGCTAGTGTAGGATATCCTTTATTTTCCAATCCTTGAGCTAAATTACCACCGCCTTGACCTATGCCAATATAAAAAACCTTATCTTTTATACTCATAAAAATTCTCCTTTGTTTGTAAAAAGGCTGGTTAGATATATAACCAGCCCTAATTTTTTTCTTTTTTTAATGCAACTATACCAGCTTCAGTAATGTAATAACTGTCAGATTTTCCAACTTTAATACCTTTCTCTACAAAACCTTCATCAATCAAAATCTTTATATTTCTATACACAGTATCTACAGGGCTTTTTATCGGTATTCTATCAGCAAGTTCTTTGACTGTTATTCCACGTACTTTCTTAAATGCTTGTGCTACATTCAATTCAGCCAAAATAAATACTTGTAATCTACTCATTTTTTCCTCGGATTTTCTCGGATTTATTCGGAAATATACGGATTAGCTCGGAAATACTCGGATTTGTTCGGAATTTCTCGGACTAACCCGTATTTATTCGGATTTACTCGGATTTTCTCGGTTGATTATTTTTATATTTATGTTATATTATTTATACAGTCAATTATTATTTTATTTGTATTTTTTTATTAGTAACTTTTCGCCAATCTGCAAATCTGTTTTGATATGTGGATTGGCTTTTTTCATTTCATTCATATAAGCTAAAATATTTTCTTCATCAGTAGTATTCTTACTAGCTACCGACCACAGAGTATCTCCTGGTTGAACTATATAAATTTCTTCTACAGGCTTATTTTCATCTACCGCTCCTAAACCGATAAGACCAATACTTCCTACTGCCAAAATTCCTAAAATCCTACGATATCTATACCATCTTTTCAACATTTATATACTCACCATCTTTCTTATTATGGTTTTCAATTTTAACTTAAACTTCTTAGAACTAGACAATTCACTTTTCCACCAATATTCTATTAACTTGCCCTTACAACCATACAAATCGTCCATTTGTTTGATGATTTTCTTTGGTATAGGGGCTTTTTTTGTTTCATAGCGATTTAGTGTTGTAGCACCAATTTGTAAAAAATCTGCTGCTACCTGAAGTGTCCAACCTTTTCGTTCTCTCAATTTTTGGTATGGTGTTATAATGATAGTTTTTACAGTATCTTGATATAATTTATCATCACTCACATATACCACCTCATATTCACTTATAATTAAATTGCCTTACGTCTTTGATTATTGATATATTGCTCAATATCATCAATATGCACCTGTCTTCTACCTCTTGTTTTCACATCTGGCAATTCGTGTGCTTCTAACATAGCTCTTACTGTACTAGGAGATATTCCTAATAAAGAAGCTGTTCCATTTACACTGACTAAACCAGCTTCAGATATTTTCACATTCTTACTCTTAGCCATATCTCGTATACTGCCGACTTCCTTCAATGCTTTTATTTCTGCATCTTGTTTCTTGATATACTCTGTAGCCATGTTTAAAGCATTTTGCAATTCATAAATAACTGCATTTGCACTTAACATAAATTCACCTTCTTTCGATCGATTATTACTTCATTAACTTTTATCTAATTAAATACATACCGCCATTTATTTAAATTTTTCATCAATAAACTGGAATTTACGATAATTTAATATGGATTATCTATTTAATTAGATATGGTGCTTTATAATATGCACCATACGTCCAGCAACGATAAGGTTTATCAAAACTAATATATTCAGGTCTTTTCACAGTCATTAATAACATCATCACTATATTCAATTGTCTTTTTTGTTGCTGGACTTATGCTACATACTATTTTTTATTACTAAATTTATTATTCTATTCAATCTAATAAACGAATAATCAATCCTATTATTAAAACGACAAATCCTACAAATACTATACAATCTAAAATCTCATTTACTCGTTTTGTTTCTTCTACTTGTCGTTTTGTTTTTTTATAAGCTCTATCCCATGATTCCATAACACCTATCATTAAAAGTTCTTCAAGCGTTATATTAGGATCTTTCTTTTTCTTCACATAATATTCACTAATTTCTTTACTAATAAGTTCATTACTGTTATAAATTACTGGCTTTTTTTCTTTAGTTCTTAACTTTGATACTATTCGATTTAAAAACCATGCTTTATTAAACACAAATTCTCACTTCCTATTACTTAATGCACACCAAGAACCACGACAAATACATATATATACCAATGGAAAATTATTAAGATGATTTAACGATTATAAAGAATTTGCATTTATTTTTTACTTTTAGAGTGCATATCTGTCGTGGCTCTTGCTATACATTATATTTATTAACAGCCACTCATTGTGGCTGTTAAAGATAAAAAATTTTTTCTACTGTTGTATTATAACATTTTGCTAATCTTATTTTTATATCATCTTTTGGTATGCGTTTGCCAATTTCATACATAGAAATTGCTGATTTACTTATTGCACATAACTTAGCAACTTCCATTCTAGACATATTAGATTTTTTCCGTAACATTAATAAACGCTTTCCAATAATTTCTGGATCTATCATTCTTTCATCTCCTTGCCACATTTTGTTGACACAAATATATTAGCATTTCTAAAAACAATTGTCAACAAAACGTGGCAATAATATTGTTAAATTTTATGATAAAATTGATTATAACCACGTTACGTGGTAATATATAAAAATAGAAAGAGTGGATTATCATGTCTTTTGGTACAAAATTAAAAGAATTACGAGAAAAAAAGGGACTGTCCCAAATAGAATTCGCAAAATTAACCAATTTAACAAGAAGTGCTATTAGTATGTATGAATTAGAAAAACGAGAACCTAATTTAAACACACTAATAACATTTGCAAAATTCTTTAACGTCGATATAAATACTTTATTAGAATTCAATAATATTATTTCAAATAATATTATTGATTTATCTGCTGATGAAAAAGAATTAATAAAAAAATATCGCCAATTACCATCAGATAGAAAAGAGACTGTTAAGTTAATTTTGGATAATCAAGTAAATGCAGTTATCCAAAAAGAAGAAGAGAAACTTAGAAACGCTTAAAAGAACAACTTGAAAGAAATTTTAAAATACTAAAAAACTTAGATAATAAAAAAAGACATAATAGTAATCTATTATGTCTTGAAAATAAATTTATAAAGAAGTGATTTATTAAAAAGCTAACTTAAAACTTTTATTAATAATTTAAAGAGGTGTTATTATGAGCAAAAATTTTATTTTAGGTCTTATTTCATTTTTATTATTTTATTTTATGATTCCTACTACATCATTTGCATATGATATATCTGATGATTATTCTTTAGGATATAAAATCGGTACAAATCTAAAAGCATTAAGTGGTGATCACGATGTACAAGAATATTGGGACGAATCTCAAAAAAATCAGTTAAAAAATATAAAAAAAGTTTTAGTATTAACAACTATAAATCCTAATAGTATTGATTATATTGGTTATCAAAATACAAATTTAATTGTTGAAAATTTAGGCTATAAAGCACTATTAGATAATAAGTTTAATGTCGAAAAAGCAAGCAATATTCAATCCTTAATTATTCAAACATTACCAAATGCTACTAGTGAACAAAAACAACAAGCTATGATTAATTACATAATGAATTCAAATATTGATGCTATGTTAATTATTGATATTGGTGCATTTACTCGAGTAAATAGCTCCGCCATTGTATTATTTAATATGAAATTAATAAATCTAAAAAATCCTTCATCTCCTATAATGGTAGAACGACAAGAATATCGTATAGCAAACTCTAGTAGGTTTAAAGTTGCTAGTGCTGATGGAACAGGTCAAAGAATATTAAATAAATTTATTAGAGATATTGTAAAAGAAACTAATTAAAGTATATAAACGTATCAAGAAAGAAGTGATATTTTGAATACTAACAAAGTTAATATAGTATTCTTAATACTTATTATTATTTTAGGCGGTATCATCTATAATCAACAGCAACAAATAAAATCTTTACAAGATACTACAGCTACTTTATCAGAAAAAATTAGAACCTCTCAAAATGATATTCATTCATTATCATATCGTATAGAAGACGTAGAGACTACAGCAAACAACAATGATACTTATGTTCAAGACTTAGAAGATAGATTATCAGAAACTGAAAATCGAATATCTGAAACAGAATATGATGTTGACAGAGCTGAAAGTGATATAGATGACACTAGAAATGATATCGATGATATTGAAGGATATTATTATACTGATACTAACTTAAGTGATTTAGATAATCGATTAAATAATGTTGAAAATAAATTACATCATAATTGGTAATTTATATTAATTTTATATGAATGAAGATGATTCTATGATTAAAAAATTTTTTATTTTATTCTTTTTTGCATTATCTATATTTTTTCCAACTGTTTCTTATGCAGAAATTAATAATGACATTATTCCTAAATGGGAGTATATAGCTAGTAGTAATAATACAATATATTATATTGATATTAATCGTAATAATATCCTTGAACCTGATCCCAAAACAATAGTATTTAATATGGCTATAGATACTAATGATTTTTATACAGTAGCCAAAATGAATGTTCGACTAAGTGATAATGATATTTGGTTATACAGAATGGAACAATATGCTGTTCTTGATAAAAAAACAAGAAAAGTCATTGAACAAAGTCAAATTCCTACGTATTGGCAAGAAATCGAATCTATGTCAGCACCAATTATACAAGGACTAGCTATTCTTTCCGAGAAATATCCTAGATTATAATCTAAAAATCCGCCATATATTCCATATTAACTCATATCTACAATAAAAAAGGCACTATATAACAATAGTGTCTTAATTACATATAACACTTATATGATTTTCATAAGATATTTATACAAAAAGGAGTGTTTATTATTCAAGAATATAATTTAATCAAAAGTGTTCTATCAATAGGTTCAAATTTTATTAAACCTATGATAGAAAAGTGGCATCTAAATCACCAAGTAGATATATCACTTTATATATTATTTCATTAAATTTGACACATTTATATCATAAGAAAAAGCACTAAATAATATATCTAGTGCTTTTATAATTAAATTAAAACTATAAGTATATAACTATTTATTAAAATAAAAATAATGATTATTAACAATATTATATTGTGGCTTTTTTAATAGTCCCTTTTTTTCCATTTTTTCTATATTACTTGTTGAAAGCATTGATTTACCATATAGAGATTTATTAATATTCAAACACTCTTTAACTTTATCAACTAACATAATATTTCCCTCCTATTTATCATCAAAAAAATTTACGTGTGTAGAAAAATTCTGGAAAACCATACCTTTGTATATATTGGATAATTTATGAAAAAAAGAAAGATTTTATTTCAAAATTACTTAAAGAAAAATCTCCAAAATAATTACTATTTCATTAAAATTTATATATAATAAAAAATAGTACCAAGAAATATTATTAAGTACGTTTCTTGGTACTACTCTATGAGAATCAATAAACTGGACTAGATAATTATATATCACATGATATGGATTATCAAAAAACTTTCCCGCCATTGGAAAGAGAGAATTATACAATGGCAACACAAGGAAAAATACGAATTTTTAAACGAGAAGGAAAAAAGCGTACTACTTATGCTTATAGTATAGAAGCAGGCTTAGATCCTATAACAGGAAAAAGAAAAAGAATATCTAAAAGTGGATTTAAAACCGCCAAAGAAGCTCGTCAAGCTGCTCAACCTATACTGAATAAACTTTTACTTGGCCAAAATGTTATCGAATCTAATATTACTTTTTCCGAATATATTGATAAATGGTTTTCTACGCATACTGCACATCTAAAACCAACATCAATTGAAACAATATCTAATAGATTACGATTTGCTAAAAAATTCTTTGGTAATATAAAATTAAAAGATATTACACCGTTTTATTGGCAAAAATTTTTATTATTCTTGGCCCAAACCCAACCTCAAAAAAGCATTATAAATAATAGCTTCTATCCTAAACATATTTTAAAAACAGCTTATAAATTAAAACTTATCTCCACAAATCCTACAAAAGATATTGCCTTGCCCAAATCTTCTATAAAAAAAATAGTTTCTACTGAAGATTTATACTTTAATCAAGCAGAACTATCTCATATTTTAAAAATTGTAAAATCATATAAAAGCTCACCATATATGTATTATATTTGTTTTTTAATGTCATATACAGGTATGCGTTTAGGTGAATTATCTGCTCTGCGATGGAGTGATATTGATTACAAAAATAAAACAATTATTATAAATTCTACTATGTACTCAAAAAATAAAAATATATGGCTTCGTCAAGATACACCAAAAACTTTATCTAGTATTAGAACTATTTCTATCGGAGATGATACAATTTCTGTATTAAAAGAATGGCATGTCTATCAATTATCAAATCGACTATTAAATAAAACAATGAATAACTATCCTAAAGACGATTTTGTCTTTACAAAATATTACGCCAAAGAAAATAAAGAACTTCCCATTTTACCAACTTCTATCAAATCTACTTTTACTAGAATGAGAATTAAATTTAATATACCTAAATTACATTCTCATATATTTAGACATACTCATGTCTCTCTTCTATCAGAAGCTGGTATCTCTTTAGAAATAATACAAAATAGACTTGGGCATAAAGATAATAATACAACACAAAAAATCTATCTTCACATTACAAAAAAATCAAAAATAAACGCAGCTATAACCTTTGAAAAATACATGTCAAAAAATGGCAACAAAATGGCAACAAATTAAAAATATATATTTAAAGAATAATATTCTATGATTATTCAAATACGTATAAAATTAAAATAAAATGTATAAAAAAGGTTACTTCTCAAAGAAGTAACCTTTTATTTTATAACTTATTAATCATCATTGCCAAACATAGCCATAATCATCTGTAAAAGTCTTAAAATCTCGATATAGAGCCATACAAGAGTTAAGAGTAAACCAAAAGCACAGAAGTATTCATAGTACTTCGGAGCCCCATAAGCTACAGCTTGTTCAATATTATCAAAGTCTAAGAGCAAATTAAATGCTGCTACACCTGCGATAATAAAGCCAATCGCTATACCAAAAATACCACTTGTTGGCATCATATGGAAACCGAATAAACTTGCAATGATATTCACGAAATAGAAAATCGCTACAGCACCTGTCATGGAAATAATCACAGAACGTACTGTTTCTGTAACTTTTATAATACGTGTTTTCCATAAAACAAGCATTAAAATCATTGTAGCCAAAGTAATTCCTACTGCAATAGCAGAAATACCAAAATACATTCTTTCAAATTGAGCAGAAATAATACCAAGCACTGCACCTTCAAAAACGGCATAGCCAGGTGTTGTCATTGGTGCTAAATGTGGTTTAAAGCAAGTAACAAGCGTTAAAACTACACCCACAATCATACCTAATATCAATACACCATAAGCAGCTGGGCTATTGGCTAAAAATACACCTGAAGCAATTGCTGATGCAATAGTAACAAGTGTCAAACCAAATGCCTTTGTAATCGTGCCTTTCAAAGTGGCAGGAGAATCTACATATTCCGTAGACGCCTTGCCTATTATTTTCATAGCTGGATTTGCCATTAAAATCCTCTCCTTAAACATACATAAATTCTTTCTTTTTATTATATCATACTATTTTATAGTAGAATAGGTAAGATTTATTAAATCTATATTAAATTTTATTACATAACATAAATTAATTTAAGATACTTTAAAATACTTCAAAATCAGTCTGTATCAAATATTATGAGTTTAAATTAATTAAACTAAATGTAAAATAAATATAATACATAGCACCATTATAGCACTCAAGAAAAAAAATACATAATAATGTATAGCACCTATTTTTTAGTCTAAAAATTGACAAATAAAATCATCTAACTTTTGATTTTGCTTGTTTATAGGCATATGTGTATAAACTGAAATAGTCGTATTATTTGTTTTATGTCCTACGTATTGTGATACAAATATAGGACTAATACCATATTCTTGTGCAAGTGTAATAAATACGTGTCTAGTTGAATGTGCTGTAAAATTTTCTAATCCTACTTGTTTAAAAAACATACTAACTTTTTTTGATGCGTTTGTTGTGTATTTATTTCTTATAAATTTTTTGTCATTAAAACAGAACATCACCTCTTTTAAAATTTTTTCATTTACATAAATTATTCTATTTGAATTATCGGTCTTAGCACCTTCTTTGATATATGTCTTATAATCTTCTCCTATCGTTAATGTTTTATTAACTACAAGGGTTGATTGCTCAAAATCAATATCACTTTTTTGAAGTGCTAATATTTCACCTATTCTTAGCCCTGCTAAAAACCCTAATATAATACATAAATATAAATAACCACCAACAAATTTGGCTAATAATAAAATTTCCCTTATCTTTTCTACTGATGGTATTATTATTTTTTTTTGAATTAAAGGGTTTTGTATTTTTGGTATATACGGAATAAACTTAATTGTACCTCTATCTCTTGCAAATTTTAATATTTGTTTTAATGTAGAAAGCATAGCTATTATTACTGACTTTCCTTTTGTTGCTACAAGTTCATCAACAATTACCATTATGGTTTTATCTGAGCATTTGTCCATTTTAAAATTATTAATTTCCGACATAGCTCTTATTCTACCTCTTAGGTTTTTGTATGTTGATGGGGCTAAGCTGTTTCTTCTAAACTCTAACCATTTCATTGCATAATCATAAAAATAATCATTGTTGCTAATTTCTTGGTTAGACTTAAACCACTTCATACATTCTTGCTTTGTACCAGTTTTTGTTTTACGAACCTGTTTTCCGTTAATATCTACTCCTACACTTATTGTAACCTTCCATTTATTTGTTCCTAATTTTTTCCAGCTACCTTCGCCATTTCCTCTTTTTTTTGTAGTTGTCAATATAAAATCCCCTTTCACATTCCTCCTTTCTTCGAGTATAACATAATTGTAGCTCTTAACAATAGATAAAATTTTTTTTAAAAAAATAAAAAAAAATACTTGCATGGAGCTAGAGTGATGTTAATATAGAGAATGTCGAAAGGCACAAAACAAAAAATGTTAGGAGATGTGATAATTTGGAAAAGAAAAATGACAAATTAAAAACTTATGCAGTTAAGGTTTTTGAAGGAGAATCTATGTATGCTGCTGTAAATGGTACTGTAAATGAATGGGAAGGAAAACCAACAGGATATGTACTTAATCTCAAAGTAACAAGCAAAGAAGTCGAAAAATTAAAAAAACTTGCAACTGAATTGATTGAAAACGCTAAAAAAGACACAGAATTTAAAAGTGCTAGTGGTACAAAAGTTTCAGCTAATCAGTGGTTGCCTACAGATTTCTTAGTAAACAAGCTTATTAAAGAAAAAGATGGTGTCCAGTTTATTAATTGCAAAGCAAAACATGAACGTGAAAAAGATGGTGTTATTAATAGAGTGTTTATTCCTGTTTACGACAAAGATAACCATAGACTAGCACCAGAAGAAGAACAAAATTTGCAATTAGCATATGATGCTAAAATTGCAGTAAATCTTTACATGAGAGTTGTATTTACTAACCTTTATCAAGGGGTGTCTATTAGATTGAAAGATATTCAACTTTTAGATGATGATTGCTTATTTAAAGGAGGAGATGGTGGCTCTCCATTTGAACCAGTAAAAGCTGATATTGATGAAGATGTACCAATCTAATGACTGAAAAAGAAAAACAGCAATTTATTAATGCAAAAAATAAGTCTTGGCTCGTTGCCAAAATAGTTATTCGTAAGAAAAAAAATAAAGTGTGGAATCTTACTGAACACCAAAGAATTTCTAACCAATTAAAGAAATATGAAAAAGAAGATATTGATACACTTTCTAAATTATACGAATACTTGGTTGAGGTTAATGAAATTAGTTCAGATGCTTCTATTTTTAAATTAATAAAAGAAGCAAACGAATTTATGCAAGAAAAAGTACCAAAGAAAAAAATGGTACAAATTCAACCACCAGATTTAATGAAATATTTATAAGGGGAATATATATGGTAATTACACAATATGAAAACAAAAAAATGATTATTAGTCCGAAAAGTAAGAAGATTGCGACTTCTTGTGTTGAAGTTATCTTATCTGCTGACAAAGGAAACAATATTTTGAAACAAAATAAAAAAGCCCATAAAGTTTCCGATATTATTACTGGATTTAAATTCGCTGAATTAGCACCAAAATCCACAGAATTAAAACAAAATAAGAAAAGAAAGCATAATAATAAATATGCTGGAGTAAATTGAATAAGGTTATAGGTGTAATAAGTTTAACCAGTCTAGTATTATTGGGTGGTTGTGGTCAAAACCCACAGCCCTCTAATATTACTACTATCCACCATGAAAAATATGTGAATTTGTGTGATATTGAAGATGAATTAATTAGTGAATTGGAAAAAGAATATTATAGACAAGAAGCACTAAAACCAAAATATCGTACAGAAGAAGCAATAATTACTTATTACACTGCTGCTGATGATGAATGTGGAAAGAATGATGGAATAACCGCTTCTGGTACAGTTGCTACAGAAGGAAGAACTGTTGCTTCCGACCATTTACCTTTAGGGACTGTTGTTGAAATAGATGGTGTGCAATATGTAGTAGAGGATAGGTTTGGTGGTGGATATAATAATAAAATTGATGTATTTGTTAATGATAAACATACTGCCTATAAATTAGGCAAAAGAAAGGTTAAAGTGAAAATCTATGAATGAAGATAATTTAAACCTAAATAAAGATGATTTACGTACTGAAAATTTAATGCTAAAAATAGAAAACGAAGCATTAAAATCTAAAGATAAAAATAATCTAGTAACATTAGAAATGTATAAAAAACTTATGGAAGAAAATATTGAGTTAAAAGAAAAACTTCATGAATATGAATCTGATGATTGTTATGATTATTTAGAAGATGATGATGAGGAAAACAGTGATGATGAAAATGATAAAATTTGGGATTTAGCTATATCTTTGTATCAAGTATTAAGGGAACAACCAAATTTTTTAGAATTACTAAAAGATACATTATCTGTAGATGATATCAATAAATTAGAATATTCAACTAATCTACGAGATTTTCTTAAACAAGATTTCCCGTCTTTTCAATATGCAGAAGTTAAAGTAAGTGATTTCCCAAATATTAAAATTGAATAGGAGAAATGTATAATACATGAGTGTTGTTGATGTATTAAGGCAAAAGCCTATGGTTGAATACATTCCTGAAGCTATAAGAAAAAGTGATGGAACTTATCGTTGTTGTTGTCCTGTACATGGAGGCGATAACGAAACATCATTTGCCATTTTTGATGATAATAAGTTTTATTGTTTTGCTTGCCATGCTAGTGGAGATATTATTAACTATAAAATGGAAAAAGATAATATCCCATTTGCTATTGCAGTAAAAGAATTGGCGAATGATTTTTCTTTACCTTTAGATGATGACTATATTCAAGAACAAAATTTGGTTGATAAAAAAGAACTTCAATCAAAAGCATACGAAAATAAAGTAGATAGTGTTATTGAGTATTTAATGCAAAGTAGAGGTTTTAGCGAGGAAACTGTCAAAAAATTCAGACTAGGATACAGCGAAAAATCTAAGGCTGTTACAATTCCTATGTTTGATGAATATGGTAGATTAGTTTGTTTTGGTTACCGATATTTTGAGAATAAAGTTAAATATAAAAATGGGAAAAATAATCCACCATTGTTTGAAAAAGGAAAATATCTGTATGGTATTAACTTTGCAATAGAAAGATTAAAACAAAATGATACCTTATATGTGTGCGAAGGGTATTTTGATATGATATCTGCTGATGAACAAGGCTTAGCTTGTGTTGCTTATTGTGGTATTACTTTAACTGCTGACCACGTTAAATTAATAAAACAAATTATTGGTAGACGTGAAATAAAAATAGTTTTAGTACCAGACAATGACAATAGAGCAGATAAATTTATTAATAGAGCTAAAGAATTATTTAGAACTCATGCTTCTAATTTACTAGTAGAAGTAATGCAAATAGAAGATGGATACAAGGATTTGAATGAACTTCATGTCGCAAAAAAAGATATTAAAAAACAAGTAGTAAAAGATATCAACTTTTTTTTAGCTGAATTTATTCTTAAGCAAAATAAAGGGCTTGATGTTCAGAAAAAGAAAATTATGGAGCTTGTATCTACTGTTAAAGATCCTTTAGTTAGATTATCTATTGCAGAATATTTATCTAAAGAATGGAAAAAACCATTAGATGTTATTAAAGAGTTTTTATCTGTAAAAGAAGAAAGTATTGATGAAGTTTTAAATGAATTTTCTTCCTTAGCTAATGCTACTTCTAGCTTAATTACTGAAGAAAATAATGAACTAAATACAGGTTATGAAGAGCTTGATGGTGCAATTAACCTTTATAAAAAACAGATTACTACTATTGCTGCACCTTCAAATACAGGTAAAACAGACTTTTTAATAGAACTATTGTTAAACTTAAGCATAGTTCAACAAAAAAGAATTTTATTTTTCTCTCTTGAAATGTCTAAAGAGGACGTGTCTGAAATAATTCTTGCAAAATTGCTTCAGCAACCTAGATGGAAAATAAAACAATTTATATTAGAACACCCTTTAGAAGCTAATAATTATATAAATAAAATAGGAACTAGATTACAAATAAATGACAAAGTATTATCTTTAGCTGATATTGATGAACGTATAAAAATCGCTAAAACTAATATTTTTGTAGATGAACCACTAGATATAGTTGCTATTGACCATTTTGGTTTGTTGAGAAACAATACTACAGTTGAACAACAATCTAAAAATGCAGATGGATTAATACCTCTTACTAAAAATCATAATGTTTGTTTGATTATATTAGCTCAATTAAATAAAGCTTCTCAAGTTATTGAAAAAGGGCGAATTAGAGAACCTATGCAAACAGACATTTCTGGTAGTGCTTCTTTAGGCAATGCGTCTACAACTATTTTAGGTTTATGGCGTCCAGAAAAGACTCCAGGAATGAGTGAGATTTCTAAAGAAAATTGGAAAAATATAACAAGACTTAAAATTTTAAAACATAGAAAATTAAAAAGGGACAAGTTATATTTCCAATTAACTTATAACACCGATACAAGCAGATTGGTGATGTTAAAAGAACAAGAAGAAAGAAGTGAATTAGACTGAAAAATAAAGCACATGATGTATATGTAACACTAGGAGCGTCTAATCATAGTGAAGGTGAAAGAGAAGCCAATGACTATTATGCAACTGAACCAAAAGCAGTTGAACTGTTGCTCGAAAAAGAAACTTTTACTAAAGCTGTATTAGAACCTGCCTGTGGTGGAGGACATATTTCCGAAGTACTACAAAAACATGGTTATAATGTATCTAGTTTCGACCTTATTGATAGAGGTTATGGAAAAGTACAAGATTTTTTTAATATAAAACATAGTGATATGGACATTGTTACTAATCCGCCTTATAAAATAGCTTTGCCATTTCTAAAACACGCACTGGATATTATTCCTAATGGTAATAAAGTAGCGTTGTTTTTAAGAGTTTTATTTTTAGAAGGAAAAGAAAGAGGACGCTTTTTTAAAGAAAATCCACCGAAGAAAATTTATGTTGCAAGCGGCAGACTGTCTTGTGCTAAAAATGGTGATTTTGAAAAATATAGAAAATCAAATGCTCAAGCGTATGCTTGGTTCGTTTGGGAAAAAGGTTTTAAAGGTGAGCCAACTGTAGATTGGATTAATTTATAAAGGAGAAAAAATATGATTAAATGTAAATTAATTAGTCATACCCCTGAGCCAGAAAAAGTCGTATCTATTGCTGCTAAACTTTGTTACAGTAAAAGTGATGTAGATGGCTTAATAACAGGGGTATTAACAGGAAATGATACCGAAAAATTTATTGATAAATTAAAAGGAATGGGACACGAATCACCACTAGAACACGTTTCTTTTACGTTTGCTATTGAAGGTGTTTCTCGTACACTTACCCATCAATTAGTAAGACACAGAATTGCATCATATTCTCAAAAACCTCAACGTTATGTGAGTGAAAATAATTTTGAATATATTGTTCCACCATCAATCGCTAGAGATAGTCAAGCTAAAGAAAAATTTGAGAATTTAATGTGTACAATTCGTCAAGCTTATAACAAATTAGCAAGTATGGATATTCCTAAAGAAGATGCTAGATATGTACTTCCTAATGCAACAGAAACAAAAATTATTGTTACCATGAACGCACGTTCATTATTTAACTTCTTTTCACTTCGTTGTTGTACTCATGCTCAATGGGAAATTCGTCAACTGGCTAATTTAATGCTTGCTGAAGTACAAAAAGTTGCACCTATTTTATTTAAAAATGCAGGTGCTAGTTGTAAAAAAGGGTATTGCCCAGAAGAAGGAAGGTCTTGTGGAAATGCTCCTACTTTATCGTTCTTAAAAGAATGTGGAAATATGTTAAACCTAAATGAGGTATTTAAATATTAAAATTGGAGAGTGATAATTATAGAAAATAAAATTGAACGTGGTAAATCCACGACTGGTAAAATTACTCACTTAAGTGCATCAACGATTATGAGTATGAAAACTTGTGGCAGACAAGTTTATTTCAGAAAAATATTAGGTATGGAAAATAATACCCAATATTCAAAAACAATCTTTGGTTTAGCAATCCATTCTGCTTTAGAATATTGGGGAAAATGTAAAATTGAGAATAAACCTGTTATTTTAAAAGAAGTGATTGATAAATTTAACGAATATTTCGACAATCATTATAAAGAAATAACTGTTTGGGGAACTGATACTTATGAACAACTTAGAGAGCAAGGAGCAGTTGCATTAGATTTATTCTTTAAAACATTTAAAGATATTAAACCAGCTAAAGTAGAATGTCAATTCTTAATTGATAGAGGGGAAAATAAGCTTCCTGTATTGGGATATATTGACCTTCTGACCGAAGATGATTGCATTTACGATTATAAGCTTGGTAAACGTGCTACTACTGCAAAATATATTGGAAACATGAGTATCTACGCATGGCACTATTTGCTTGAAACAGGAGCTTTCCCAAAAGAAGTAGCTACTATTGCTGTTAAATGGAGAACAAAAAACAAACAAGATTATGTAGCAGGTTGGGAAAAACATATTATTCCTGTAGACATGAATTATATCAAATATATTGAAAGTGAATGTAATGACACTGAAAAAATGATTGACGCAAATGTGTTTAACCGAGCTGAAGCTGGCTGTGGTTTATGTAAAAATTGCGGTTATCGTGAAGAATGTGGAGTGGTAATTTTATAATGGGAAGCATATTACTTGTATTTATATTAATAATTCTTGGTATATGTTTTTGTAATAGACATAAGGGGTAAAAAATGAAACTAAAAAAACATTCAAAAAAAGTTATGGCAATTATAATGTCAGTCATGATTGGTTCTACAGCTTTAATAGGCTGTGGAAACCAACCTGAAGTTACTGAAACAGCTAATGGAAATGTAGTTGTAACAACTCATGAGTCAAGTTTTTTTAATACCATGATAGGGGTTGCTGCTGGTACAATGCTTGGTAATATGATTGGCAATGCTATTTGGGGAAGCAGTTTTTCTGAAAAATATAACTCTAGTAGTACAAAAAGTAGCACTTCTACAAAAACTACTACTAAAGAAACTAAACCAGACACAAAAAATAATGTAAAAGATGTAAAAAATAATGTTGCACCAACAGAAAAGAAAGAAGAAAAAAGCAGTTCTTCTACTGTTGCTCCTGTACCTAAAGCAAGCAATGGAGCAACAAATATTACAACACCAAAATCTACAACACCTAGTATTGGTACAAATAAAAGTGTATCTACAGGAAAAACAGGAATTGGCAGTGCAGGTACAAGAGGAGGAGCAAGTAGCTAATGAAACTAAGAATGAATATACCTTTTAAAACACAAGCAAAAACAGAAGTAAAAGTTACTAAAAATAATTGGGTTAATGATATTGATAGAGATATTATCCCTTATATTAAAGAACCAGAATGGAAATACAGCTATCCGACTAAAACAGCAATTTCTATTTCAAAAGAAGAAAAAGAATATGTTGAACATCAAGCGAGAATTATATTTAATGCCATGAATAAAACAGTTAAATGTGTTCGCAATTTACCAGAATTTGAAAAGTTTAACTTTATTGCTTCTAAATTTGATTGCACTGCACACTTGGCTCGTATGGATTTTGTAAAAGATGTAAGTGGTGAATTTCAATTAATTGAAATAAATGCAGATACTCCTTGTGCAATTCCAGAAACATTTTATGGTAATTTTGTATATAATTCCGATTGGGACTATGCTGAAAATATTAATTGGAATTTAGCCGAAACGTTCGGGAGATTAGGAGATTATAGAAAGAGTTTTTATGTATTTGCAGCTAATAAAGAATATCAAGAAGATTGGTATAACGCTAAATATTTATATGAAAATTTTAAAACGTGCTATATGGGTGCTAATGCCGCTCTTGTTCCATTAAGTGAATTAGAAGTTTTTGATGATGGTGTTTTTTATGATAATAAAAAAATAGATGTTTTATATAGATTGCACCCTGTAGAAATGCTTATGGAAGATGTATCTGATGACGGATATCCAGTAGGTAGAAAACTTATAGAATTGCATAATGAAGGTAAAGTAGTTTTGGTAAATTCTCCTGAAGCAATTATTATGCAAGACAAAAGACTATTTGCAATGATGACAAATTTTGATAATAGCTTTGGATTTTATACAGAAGAAGAATTCCAAGCTATAGACCGTATGATGCCATATACTACAACAGATAAACAACAAAAAATATCTGACAAAGTTATAGTCAAACCTATTTATGGTAGAGAAGGCTTGGGTATTACTATTATTGATGATTATAATAGTACAAAAATAGACAATAGTCATGATGAATATATATATCAAGAGTTTATTGAACAATCAACAGTTGAAGCAGAAACAGTTGAAGGCGATAAATTAACTGGATATGTAACATATAGTGTGTTCCTTTTAAATGGAGAGCCTACAGCATGGTATGCACGATTTAGTCCAAAAGAAATTTGTGATGAAGAAGCATTATGGATTCCTATTGAGTTTAAATAAAGGTGAGTATTATGGAACAAACACAGTTTTATATAGTGAACGTTAAAGTAAAAGAAGGATTTATTATTGATGGCAATAAAAATCGCTTATACGAAAAAGGTGATGTGTTTAGCTATCGAACAGGTCGCAAACCTAAAATAACTAATGGATTTTTAATTGAATTTCCTGATAAACACATTGTCTTTGTTAATGAAAATGATTGTTTAAAACAAATGATAGATAAAGAGCATAAATATAATACATTTTTACCAACACTTGCATTTAATAAAGAGGGTGCTAAGTTTTGGAACGAATTAGACAAACTAGGGGAGGAAAGCTCAAATTGAAAGAAAAATATTATGTACCTGCTAATGCTATTGTAGAAGCTAAACAAGTTGAAGAAAGAACTGAAGTAAAAACACCTAATGGCATCATGACTGCTAATGTAGGTGATTGGATTTTGACTGATAGCAATAAAAAACACTCTATAATTAGCAATGAAATTTTTCAAGAGCTATATTATGTTGCTCAAGTGAGAGCTAAAGAAGAAAATAAATTTAAAAAAATGTTAAAAATGATTAAGGGGTAACAATATGAAACAAAATGAACACGAAAAACTCACAATTAGAGTAAATGGCAAATATGTAGAAGTTGAAGATATGAATGGTATTACAGCAACAGCAAAATGTAATCCTGTTGATAAGTTTGATATTCATACTGGTATTAATGTCGCATTAGAACATTTAAAAGGAACACAAGAAAGAGCTAGATTTAGACCTTATGTATGTGGAAATTGCGGCTTTCCACATGATATAAAAAGTTTTTTTGGGTATATTGGTGAAGAAACTGATTTAAAAGATGAATTTGATAGGGTTTTAAGAGTTGGCGATACTGTTCAAATTAAAGCTAAAAATGATCCAAGTATTTATATTTCTACTATAATTAAAACACCAACATATGATGGTGCTATGGGATTTCCTCATGATGAAAACAATAGACTAAATATAGGTGGATTTAAAAGAGAACAATTAGTTATTGTAAAATTACCACGTCAGAAAAAGACTCAATGGTGTACTTTAATTGAAACATATGACGAAATGAAAGGTAAATAATGGATATTTTAGTTGATTTTATGATTAATCTTGCAATTATTTCAGGCTGTTTATGTTCAATAGGTTTATTTACATCATTAATGGTACAGTCTATAAAAGATATGTTTAGATATTAATTTGAGGTGAAACATGGAAATATTAGAATTAGTTTTTATGACAAGTATGTCAATAGTATGTGTTTGTGGAGCAATATTTGTTCTTGGTTTTACAGTATGGTTTCTTAAAGAATTGATTAAGGATTTCTTTTAATAATGAGGTGAAACATGGAAATATTTATAACAATTTTAGCTTCATGTCTTGTAGCAATATGTATTTCTTTTACAGCATTTGCTGTTGCTTTTGTGGTGTCTGGTATAAAAGATATGTTGAAAGATTAGTGAGGTGAAACAATGGAAGAACATTATGATGAACATTATAAAAGTGAGCATCAACCAATAGAAGTTATGCAAGCTAATATGACTAATGATGAACTTATAGGATTTTTAAGAGGTAATATTATTAAATATGCACTTCGATTTGGAAGAAAAGATGATACAAAAAAAGAAGCTGCTAAAATAAAACGATATGCAGAATGGTTAGTAGTAGCTGTAAATGGTAAAACAATAAATCCTAGAGAATAAGGAGTGATGTGAATGGAAGAAACTAAATATTATACATTTGATTGTGATACAGATTTATATAAGTTATCTCAAAAAATAAACAAAATTTTTAAAGAAGTAAAAGAAAAACGACCTTTATCAATAATTATTGTACAATATGGATATGCTGAAATATGTGTAGATGATAATATAGGTTGTTCGTTAGATATAAACGGATTAGCTCTTGATTTTGAAACAAGTTGCATTTCGTTCGATACAAAAAATAAAGTGTTATCTTTAGCTGTAACATTTTATGAAAATGATTGTCCTGTAATTAAAGTTAAAATTATTGATAAGGGGTAATAGGTTGAAAGAACCTGTTACTCCTACAAAGGAGATGTTGGGTAGAGAGCTACAATTAATATTGCCAATAGGAAAGTCTGTAAACCATTGTTATATAACCACTAGAAATGGAATAAAAATATTGAATAAAGAAGCTAAACAGTGGTTTAAAACAGTAGAACAGATTATAAAACAAGAAGTTTTTATTCAAGGTTGGACTAAAACAGAATTAACAAAGATTGTTGCAGAAGCTAAAGTTTATTGGAAAGATTATAGGACAAGAGATACAAATAATCTGGATAAAAATTTATGTGATGCACTAGAAGGAATTGTTTTAGATAATGACTGTTATTTGCTTATAAGATGGATTGATTGGGAAGTGGATAAAAACAATCCTCGAATAGAGTTAAAAATAAGAGTTTTTAATCCTGAAAAAGATAAATGGATTTTTTTAACAAAACCTCTTGCAAAGAGCTAGAGTGATGTTAATATAGAGAATGTAGCGGAGAGAAAAAAGAAAGAAGGTTGATAATTATTAATAAAAAATGGCATGAAAATATGGTATCTAAAGAAATATTGAAAAGAAAATATTTCAAAGAAAATGAAGATTTTGAAGGTTTTGTAAATAGGGTATGCAGTATATTTTCCAGAAACCAAGATGAAATCAAGCAGGCTTTAATTAATGGAGATTTTTTCCCTGCTGGTAGAATTTTAAATTCTGCTGGATTGGAAAAAAACAATATTAGTGCAACACCAATGAATTGCTATGTACTACCTTCACCAGAAGATAATATTGAAAGTATTTATAAAACACAAGCTGAAATGGCTAAAACATTTAGTCGAGGTGGTGGCTGTGGAATAAATATTTCCAATTTGCGACCAAAAGATGCTAAAGTAAATAACACCGCTAAAACAACTAGCGGAGCAACAAGCTTCTTGGAATTGTTTAATACAACGGGAAGTGTAATTGGTCAAAACGGTAGACGTAAACTACATTGTGTTATTCTTTGAAAATGATAGAGTAGGAGAATTTGTTAGTGGATAAAAAGGTATTAAAAGAGTTATTAGAAAAAGGAAAAACACATAGAGAGATAGCTAAAATAACAGGTTTTAGTAAAAGTAATGTGGGCTATTGGATATTGAAATATAATTTAAATAAAATTAGTTGCAATTCTAAAAATGAAATTTTGCCAACTAATTTTTTATCACCAATAGACACAAAAGAGAAAGCATATCTTGTGGGCTTTATTCTAGGTGATGGATATATTTCTGATGAAGAACATGTTGAAATAACTCAAGCTATAGCAAACGAAGAAGTTATTAAGTTCTTATCTGAAGTTGTAAATGGGAAAGTTAAAGAAAATAGGATTTTTGACAGAAAGAAAAGACTTTTTCCTAATGTTAGTGTAACCAAGAAAATACCTAAAATAAAAATGGTATTAGGCGGTAGATTAAAAACTGAAAGACATTTTCCACGAGTTAAAGCTGAACTGATGCCTTATTTAGTGAGAGGCTTGTTTGACGCTGATGGGTGTTTTTCTTATGGTATTCGTAAAGATAGAAATAGGTTATGGGTTTGTATAAGCTTTACTCACCATTTGAAATGTTTAACAGGATTGCAAAAGTTTTTGTTAGATAAATTAAATATAGCAACTACTGTTAGAATGAAGAGTAAAGAAAACTGTTACATCTTAGAGTTTAGCTCAAGGAAAAACGTCTTTGACTTTCTATGTTGGTTATATCAAGATGAATCTTTTATTCCACTAAAATATAAATACAATAAATTTAATGCTGTGCGTCTTGAATTGGAAGAATTCGGTGAAAACTGTAAAAGGTCAATACCGAGCCGAGCTATTGAACATAACAAGTCAATAGAAGGTGTAGAGACTAGAAGTTGAGGATAACAATAAGACTTCAATAGTATCCAAGCAAAATATTTTGTAAGATATAGTCCAAAATGGCAGCAATTATGATTGGGTTAGATTGTTCACACCCTGATATTGAAGAATTTCTTCATATTAAGGAAACCAATCATAAATTAGAGCATATGAATATTTCTATTTTATTTACAAATGAGTTTATGCAAGCTGTAGTAGATGGAAAAGATTATACTTGTTCATTTTTTGTTCCAGAAACAGGGGAACACATAGAAAAAACAATTAATGCCAGAGAATTTTTCAAAAGATTTTGTAAAGTTAATTGGGACTATGGCGACCCAGGGGCAATGTTTATTGATACTATTAGAAATAATAACTTGCTATCTGGCTATGATGATTATAAAATTGAAATTTCTAATCCTTGTAGTGAATTTCTTGGTAGTGCATATACAGCTTGTTGTTTAGGTTCTATTAACCTTTATAATTGTGTGGATAATAAATTTTCTCCAAACGCTGAATTTAATTTTGAAAAATTTAATAACTTAATCGATATTGGAGTAGATGCTTTAAACCAAGTTTTAGATTATGGCAGGGATAAACAGCCATTAGAAGCAAATAAAAAAGCCATTGATGATTGGCGAAATATTGGGTTAGGATTCTTTGGCTTAGCAGATGCTTTAATTGCTCTAGGTATTAGATATGGTTCACAAGATGCACAAGAATTATTGTATTCAATAGCTCAAATAATGATGATGAAAGCACTAGATTATAGTGCCACTTTAGCACAAACATATGGGACTTTTGGAAAGTATGACTGGGGAAAAACAAAGAAATCAAAAATGTTTAAAATTTTAAAAGGTGCTTTGATGTATAAAGGTCTATATGAATACATTGAAGAAAATGGTCTTGCTAATGGTTCTTTAATTAGCATTGCACCAACAGGAACAATTTCTTTATTAGCTGGTGGTTTTTCTGGTGGAATTGAGCCAATGTTTAAAGTATCTTATGAACGAACTACTCATTCATTAGAAGGAAAAGGTGAAACCTTTAGAGTATTCCCAACTTCTATTAAAGAGTTATTAGAATATCATAATTTACCGCTAACGCTTACAAATGAGGAAATTAAAAAGAAATTTCCTTACATTGTAGAAGCAGATGAAATTCCTTACTCAGAAAGAATAGAAATGCAACGTTCTGTGCAAGATAATATTGATAATGCTATTAGTTCTACAATTAATTTGCCTGAAAGTGCCACACCAGAAGATATTTTTAATATCTATATGATGGCATGGGAAGCAGGATTAAAAGGAATTACAGTATTTAGAGATGGCTGTATGCGTTTATCCATATTAAACCCTAAGAAAAAATCAGAAGATTTTGATAATAATTTTGGAGAAATTGTGCCTATGAAAAGAGAAACAAATGGTAGCCTACCATCACTAACTTATAAAAAACAATCTGCTTGCTCTAAATTGTACCCTACAATTACTTTTAAAGATGACAAACCTTTTGAAGTATTTGCAAGTGTTACAGGTGGTTGTAGTGCTAATATTGCAACAATAGTTCGTTTATCTTCACTGGCTTTACGTTGTGGAGTTAAACCAGAAAAATTAATAGAAGAACTAAAAGAACAAAAATGCCCTGCTTGCAAAACATTAAGAGGACAAGGCAGAAAAAATATTTCTCTCTCCTGCGGTAATGCTATTGCTGAAAGTTTACAAGAAGCTATTGCTGAATTTAATGGTGATTTTAAAGAAAAAACAAATATTAAGCAACCTAAACAAACAGTTGAAGTACACGAAGAAAGAGTACGTAAAAAATGCCCTGAATGTGGTGCTGAAATTCGTGCTGAAGGAAACTGTATTTCTTGTACTCAATGCTCATGGAGTAAGTGTGAATAAAAATAGGGGAGCAAATCTCCCCTATAAATAAATAAGGAGTGATATATTTTGTGGTTAAAACATTTAAAAACTGAAGTAGATGTTGATGATAAAGTAATGTTTTATGTTGGTATTGTAACTAAATATTTAAAAAGAGGAACTATCACAGGCTTTAAAAAAGGATATGTTCAGATTAGAGGGGAAAATGGTTATCCTTACCCTTATGTATTACCTGAAGATATTACAATGCTTTTAACGGAAAATAGTAATAACCGTTATCAAGAAAATTATACATCATCTTTTTATGATGATTCTTATGATGATGATTACTATAATAACAGCCCATGTGTTAATGCTTATGATGATAACTATGATTGTAATATAGATAATGATGACTCTTATAGTTCTAGTAACTATGACAATTATAGTAGTTCTAATGATTCTAGTTTTGACTGCTCTAGCAGCAATGATTGGTAAGGAGAATGTAAATGAAAAATTTTGTATCAGATGTTTTATTATTATTGACTTTGGCTATCGGAATTGTATTGTATATTCCGTTAATAATTATTGCAGTAGCTTTTGCTGTACCTCTTATGTTTTTGTTTGGAATTGCGTTATTACTAAATCCTAAACAAAGAGAAAAAATTAATATTCATTTAAATCTTAAAGAAGGACAGCAATGATTTATATATGTATATTATTTGGAATTTATCTGTTTATATTTGCATTATGTAAAACATCAAAAAAAGCAGATGAAAGAATTGAAGAAATGAATAAAAATAGCACCCAAAAATAAATTATTAAGGAGATTTGTATGAGAAAATTTGAAAGAATTAAAGGTAGTACAGCAGACTTGCCACAAAGAGCAACAGAAAAATCTGCTGGATATGACATCAAAGCATATGGAGCAACTATAATTAATCCTATGGAATGTAAAAACATTCCTACAGGATTAAAAGTTAAACTAAATAAAGATGAATATTTACAATTAGTCGCAAGAAGCTCTTTATATAAAAAATATAATTGCATTATTCCGGGTGGTTTTGGAGTAATTGACGCTGATTACTACAATAACACAGACAATGAAGGGCATTTTATGATACCTTTACTTAATTTATCTAATACACCAGTTTTTATTCCATTTGGTGAACGCATTGCACAAGGGATTTTTGTAAAATATTTAAAAACTAATGATGATTTACCAGTTTTACAAGTCCGCAAAGGAGGGTTTGGTTCTACAGACGTATGATGTATCATTATTTTTTAGTTGATTTTAACAACGAAGGGTATATGTATAGAGTTGGAATTATGAGTGAGAAAGAGAACCCAATTCCAGAAATTATGGATTACTTAAAACAAAATTCTAAAGACGTTCTATACGAAACTTCTACAAAAGAAGTAAAAGAAGAATACTTAAAAACAACAAGAACAATCCCTTGTGGTAAAATTTTCTGTACTAAATTTTTATTTGATAAATGTATTAAAGTTAGTAAAGACCATTGGAGTTCAAAATTAAGACAAGATTTAATGAGTAAACAAGATGGGAAGGTGCATTTATCATAAATAACATAGAAAAATTAATTGCTGATTTTGCAGAAGGTAAACTTGATGTATTTGCTTTACAAACAAAACTAAATAATGATATACAAAGTTTAAATAGAAACCAAGATGCTAGACAAGAAAGATTAATAAATAAACTTAGTCAAGATTACTGCACTATGCGTTCACCAGAAGAAATATTATGTGAAAAAGAGAGGATGCAAGATGTTATAAATGTTTTGCACAGAATAAAACATAATATACCTCAAGAATTATGGTGGATAATGGTACAAATAGCTGTAAAGAAAAGAACTCAAACACAAGTGGCAGCAGAATTAAATGTTACACAGTCTGCTGTATGTAAAAAAATAAAAAAAGCTGTTGGTTTGGTATCAAGAATTATAACTATACAAGAATATAATGAATGTTTTAGATACTGATTATATTATAATCCGCTAAAATATAACAGAATATTCATTCAATTAAAAGGAGATTGATTTCTATTGTTGATAAATAATATTATTAATCATACGAAAAATATAGTAGAACATAAAAAATGGGTGTTCCATTATGCCTGTAAAACAGGAATACCAATTCAAGGATTAATGCACGATTTAAGTAAATTCTCACCAACAGAATTTATTGAAGCTATTCAATATTATAAAGAAGGAATAAGTCCTTTAAAAGAAAGTAAGAGAGTCAATGGATATTCATTAGCTAAATTACATCATTGCCATCATAATAAGCATCATTATGAATATTGGCAAGATGAATTTGATAAAGGCGGAAAACCACTAATAATGCCATTTAACTATGCTTTAGAATTAATTTGTGATTATTTGGCTGCTGGTAGAATTTATTTTAAAGATGATTTTAGCTATAAAGTTGAATATAAATGGTTTTTAGAACATAAATATAATAATAAATATATAGCCATGCATCCATTGATTTTAGAGTTTTTAAAAGAAATGTTTAGTCTTATGGCTGAATACAACTCTAGTAAAATTTTAACCGACCATCATTTTGTAAAAAGATTATATACATCAATCGTTAATAACATAGGAGAGCAATAACCTATTGAAATATATGGGTAGCAAAGCTAAGATAGCAAAATATATTATCCCAATTATGGAAAAAGAAAGAAAACCTAATATGACATGGGTTGAGCCTTTTGTAGGTGGAGCAAATGTTATAGATAAAGTAAAAGGGAAAAGAATTGGTGGCGATAATAATAAATATCTTATAGCTTTATGGCAAGCTCTCCAGCAAGGATATAATCCATCAATTAATATATCTAAAGAGGAAGCTACATTTTGCAGATTAAATAAAGACAAATTTCCTGATGAATATGTAGGTTGGGTAGGAATAGGAGTTTGTTCTTTTAGAGGTAAATTTTTTGGTGGATATGTAGGTGGAAACCTTGAAAGAAATTATATTTTAGAAGCGTATAAAAATATAACAAGACAAGCAGAAAAGATAAAAGATGTTGAGTTTGTTTATTCAGATTATAAAAACTTAAACATTCCATCAAATAGTTTAATTTATTGTGATCCACCATATGCTTCAGCAACTAAATATACAACAGGTGATTTTAACCATGATGAGTTTTGGCAATGGTGTAGAGAAAAACATAAAGAGGGACATCTTGTTTTTGTTAGTGAGTATAATGCACCAAATGACTTTGAATGTATTTGGGAAAAGAACATAGTTACAACACTAAATAATTCAAAGGGAAAAGGTGGACTTGAAAGAGTAGAAAAATTGTTTAAGTATAAAGGAGAATGATAAAATATGGATTTAGCTTTATGTAAACAGGAAAAATTTAATGGTGTACTTGTAGATTTTTATAGAGATGAAAATAATAATGTTTTCATGACGAGAGAACAAATTGGGACAGCTTTAGAATATGCTCAACCAAGAAAAGCTATTGATAAAATTCATCAAAGAAACAAAGAGAGATTAAACAAATTTTCAGTAGGTGTCAAATTGGGGGCAACTGATGGAAAAGTATATAAGACTATAATTTATAATTCTCGTGGTGTTTATGAAATTTGTCGCTACAGTAAGCAACCAAAAGCAAATGCGTTTTATGATTGGGTATATGAGGTATTAGAAACAATTCGTATTACAGGTTCATATGCTGTACCTAGATATAATTTACCAACTAGCTATAAAGAAGCTGTACAAGCTTTATTAGAACAAATTGAAATTAATGAAAAAACACAGGAAGAGTTAAATAAAGCTAAACCTAAAGCTGAATTTGCAGATGCCATTACACAATGCAAAACAAATTTACCTATTGGAACATTCGCAAAAATTGTATACAGAAAAACTGGCATTGGCAGAAATAAATTATTTGATTGGTTGAGAGATAGAGAATTATTAATGTCTATCCCTAGCGAATATAACCAGCCTACACAAAAAGCTATTAGATTAGGATTATTTGAAACAAAAGAAAGTATTGCAAGTGAACGTGATATTGTGGTTAAAGTAGCTATTACACCAAAAGGACAACTATATGTATATAATATGTTAACTCAATATGAAGATACTATTGTTGCATTAAAAGACAAACATTTAATTGCATAAGGGTATAAGAAAAAGGACTAGCCTAAATGGTTAGTCCTTAAAATTATATATAAAATATTATTCGCTATTTATTTAATTTCTCCTGTTTTATATCTTGAATAATCTCCTGTTCAGCTTTTTCAAAACCCAATATGGGCTTTGCCATTTACCATTAATCTGTTTGGCAGAAATGATGAAATTACTATCATAGTAACCTTTTACATAAATTTTTCCATCTTTAGTTAATACTTCAATACTCATTTTACACTCGCCTATTTCTCATAATCTATAGTTTGTAAATAATCCAACCATTTATAGTCAGCACCATATGGACGACAAGAACATTTTCCCTTTACCATACGATTGAATTTGATATCTTCTTTATTAAGTCCGTTATCTCTTTTTAAAATAAAAGATTTCATATATGTTCCATCAAGTACCATGATATCTAAAAATATACTATCGTATTGCTGATAATGATATTCTTTGAGAATATTTTTTAATGTTGTCTTTTCTGATAATTTGCTATCTATGCTAGAAACTGGTTTTCTACCTTTTACTCTTCTAAATGATACTGGAAATCCAATTTTAATACAACATTCTTTACCTAACATTATATCTATTTCAGTTGCTATAAGCTCCATATGATAATCATAAATAATGCTATGTTTAATATCATATGTTTGAAGTTGCTGCAATGCTTCAACAGTAAAGTAACCATTCATAAAATTAAAATTGTATTGACTGTTACCATTATCATAAATCAATAGTTGTTTTGTCCCAAAGGTTGTTTCATATATTTTCTTTACATCATGGTTAAAACATTCTTTTATAGAATTTATATTTTCAAACCAATTACCATCTTTTGTTTCAACTGCAAATTTTACATCAATCATATTTTAACCCTCCAATTTTTAACCCTCTAATACGTTAGCTCTTAATTGACAATTTCTAATATCTTTAATTGATAAACCTTTTTGATAAACTTTTGTTATCTCAAGGTCTTTTATTTGGCTAAACTTTACTATTTCATTGTTCGCCAATAAATCTCTTGCTGTAATATCTATTGTTTGCAACTTAAACAAAGAATAACCATTTAATTTACTGCCATCTTTCAAATAAGATAATAAATTTACAAAATTATTTAATTTCTCCTCACTTGCATAAAGTCGCACTATTTTAATGTTAGGTTTCATGTTCAACCCTATGCCGAAGAATTTACTAAATACTGTTGTACCATTTTTTTCAAATGTTGTTGTACTATCTTTTTCAAATGCTATTATGCCATCTTCTTCAAATATTTTGTTTAACATATTTAATGTAGATTGTCTAGGAACTCTAAACCCTTGTTCCCAAGCCTGAATTGTTTTAACTGATACGGCTAACTTATCAGCTAAATTTTTTCTAGTCCAACCTTTTTGTTCTCTAATTTCCTTTAAGTTTTTAATATCCATCTTATATTCCTCCATGTCTTTAACTGCTACTTTGTAGCACCTTATGTTTTTATTATATGCTACTATGTAGCACTTGTCAATACATTTTTTATAAAATTTTATTTACTTTTTTATAAAAACATGATACTATATATTTAAAGATAAATATTAACATTGAATGTACGAAAGTTAAATACTTTCATTCCATCTTATTTAATGATAAACCTCAACACGTGGTGTATTTGATTTAAATTTAAATTTTATTTAACTGTAATATTCAATGTATAAAAAAGAAGGCTTATTTTGCCTTCTTTTTTTATTTTAGGTATAATTATATTAACCACTAAAAGAAAACCTCTTAAAATAGCTGTAATTTTTGGTTATATAAACAAAAAAATGGGAGCTATACTAATAAAGTATAACTCCCATAGTTATTTATAAATAAAATTTATATTTTATTCCAATAGCAACATCATCTTTATCTACATATATCCATGTATTTTTTATATCAACTGTACCAGCTACTTGTCCATCACTGTTAAGACCAATCCCTATACTGTGTTGAGTTTTATCACTCATGTTGTTTTCTAACTTGCTCAATGATTGATTGGCACTCTCCAATGAGTTCGTCAATTTTGTTACTTGCGTCTTGAGAGATTGAATTTGAGATTTCGATTGATTCAATTCTGTCTTGCAAGTCATTAAGTCCTCCTTCGATTGCTGAAGTTGATTGTTCGAGTTGTTCAGTTGTTCCTGCAATATCTGATTTTGTTTCTTCAATTCTGTCAAATTCTGTTCTAATGTCGTTAATTGTGTTTCCGTTATCACATATGTCGCTTCGGAACAATAAGCAGGACAAGAAAATGATAATACAGACCAAAACAGTAATAATGACATAACAAGGGTTAATTTTTTTGAGCCATGTTTTGATTTTTTCATACATAACATCACTCCTTATTGTAATAATTTTTGACCTCGATACCAATTAGCTTTGCCACGTAAAACATCTCCACCACGAGTCCCATCAGTAGCATAAGGGTTATAATGTGAGCTTTCTGGTGTGCCTAAATATTCACAATCCCAACGTTCAACAGTTGTTTTTACCCCATAAGGTTCATGGCAATAAACACCATCTTCATTATCGCCAGCTTCACCATGAGTTAATACTCGTTTTTTATCAATGGTTAAATCTAAAGCGTCAGCTAAAACGCAAATACATTGACTCATTACTTCAACTTGCTGAGCTGTAATAGGATTAGTTCCTAAACCACTATTAGTAGTAGCATCAAAACAGCCTAAAAAACATAAAGCAATAGAGCCACTATTTCGCATATAAGTTGCAGCTAACACTGTATCTAAAGAAACACCTCTAGGAACATAAATAGAACCATCATAATCAATTTGCACATGGTAATCGTCCCAAAATTGAGAATATCGACCAGCAGACCAGTGAACATATAATTTAACATCTCTATTATTTGCTTCAGCTTGATTCCATAAAGAATATTTAACATCTAAAGCCATTTGTTTTAATTCCTGTAATGTAACTTTTTTCATTTGACTTTTACTTAAAACTGTACTCATTGCACATCACCTTTACCTTTCATATTGTCTTTAATTGTTCTTGCTAGGTATCCTGCAAATGCACCAATAATTGCACTTGCAAGATTTTCCATAGCAAAAAAAATTGATAGAATTAAACCTACACCCAAAAATAAAATAACTAATACCATTTCTAAATCAGCTTTAGAAAAACATGACATTATATTCACCTCTCAATCAGAAGAAAGATGCAATAATAGCAATTATAGGTATGATAAAAGTTGTTATAACTGAACCTAAAAAAATTAAAATTCTAGTTGTATATCTTTTTGAATTTTCTAACGATTTAACACGAGATTCAAGTTCATCAATATCTCGTCTGTGTCTATTTGCCCTTTCTTTTAACATTTTATTATCACTTAATATACTTTCATTTAAAGTCGTATTAATTCTAGTAAGCTCTGTTTGCACAGTTTCAACACCATTCATTGTTCTCATAAGTAGTTCTTTTAATATTTCTACACTGTCTTTATCCAATCTATCACCTTCATTCTAAAACAATAGCATCTAAATCTTCTTTAGATTTGCAAGCTTTTATTTGTGCTTGTATCTGTTCAAGCAAAGCATAAGCTTCAAATTGACTTGTTCGTACATCATTAAATACTTTACTCATTTGTTCCAAATTTAATTCTACAATACCTTTGTTTTCTTTATCTAACCATACTTTATACATAGTTGTATTAGATTTTTCAACTTGCGTATCTAAAAAGTATATGCTGCTAAAAAATTAGTAATATCTTCACTAGCACAATCAAAACCATAGGTATGTATTTCATCTACTTTTACCCAACGAATAGCATCACGCTTTGTTGCAAATACTTCACCAGCTTTTTGAGATTTAGCTTCTTTTAGCTCATCTAAAGTAGGTTCTTTTGGTGGAACATATTCCCTTTTTTCTTTTGCACTAAGATAAATTTGAATATTGTTTATATAATTTTCAAACATACTATTAGGATATTCTTTAAAATTCTTATTGATAACGCAACATTCTTGGTTATCATCATATACAATCTCGCTAAAACCATCTAAAGTTAATTTACTATCTAGTTTAAAATTTTCTACAGTATCAGAATACTGTTTATCATCATTTATAATTAAAACATTATCTTTTTGAATTTGAAAAACTCTCATACATATCACCCTTTCATATTTAATCTATAAATTTCTTGAGAATGAGAATATAGATTTATGTCATTAGTTGATAGTTTATTTTTTTCATTAATTATTTGTTCTATTAATTTTGTAGTTGATAGCTCTTTAAGAAAGTCAGCTAATTCTTTTGATGTTAAATCTATTGTTATTTTCATTTATATCAAACCCTTTCTTTGTGGTATACTCTCCTAAATAAAATATAGGAGTGATAATTATGAGAAAACCTAATGGATATGGAAGTATAAAAAAGTTGAGCGGAAATAGAAGGCGACCTTTTGTTTTTGTTATTACCAAAGATGGCAAGCAAAAAGCTCTGGGATATTTTTGTACTCAAACTGAAGCTGAAATTTATGCTGCTGATTACAATAAAAAGAACCATAAAATTTTACATGGGCATGAAACAACATTTTCAGAATTATTCTATAGATGGCTTCCTTTTTATATAGACAAACACCAGCCTAGTAAAAGTACTATAAACAGCTACCATAATTCTTATAAGCATTGTTTACCTTTACACGAGATGCCATTAAAAAAGATTAAATACTACCACTTACAAGACATTATAGATACAGTTAAAAGAAAAGGACTTTCCTACAGTACCTGTAAGAAAATCCGTTCTACTCTTAGTTTAATGTTTAAATACGCTTTAATGATGGAATACGTAGATAAAAATTATGTTATGCTTTTAAACTTAGGAAAAAATAAACAAAAACGACCACACAAACCATTTACACGCCAGAAAATAAATAAGTTATGGGCTAATTTAAATATTGAAGGTGTCGATACTGTGCTAATTTTAATCTATACAGGCATGAGGATAGGTGAATTATTAGAACTTACCAAAGATAATGTTTATCTACGACAAAAATACATTAAAATTACAAAATCTAAAACTAAGTCTGGATTAAGAGTTATTCCTATCCATGAAAAGATTTTTTCATTAATACAAATACGTATGCAAACACTTGGTAAATACCTTATTTGCCGACATGATGAAAAGCCTTATAACTACAGCATTTATTGCACTTTATGGGATAAGATTATGCTGACAATTAATGCCAAACATACCCCTCACGATTGTCGTCATACTTGTGCAACTTTAATGGATAACGCAGAAGTAAACTATAATGCTAAACGTAGAATATTAGGTCATGCATGCAGTGATGTTACAAATGGAGTTTATACGCATAAAGATATTAGACAGCTCCGCAAAGCAATTAACAAAATAAAGTGATACTAATAAGATACGTATAAAATTAATTAAGCCTTAAATATAAGCATTAGTTAGACTTTATTTGTGTTACTAATTGCTACTTGTAAAAACACTAAAAATAGCATATTTCTAAAACTTAAAAATACTATAACTATGCATATTGCCCATGTTATAGTATTTCTTTTTTTATTAAAATAGAGAAAAGTTTATTTATAATACAAGGTTTTAAATATATCACTAAATTTTTGTCTGTAGGGGAAATGCCAAACCATAATCACAGTGCTGCTGCAAGTGCTGTAGCAGGTCATTCTCATGATTTATTTTATTATCATTATGCAGGATCAACATCTGGTACATGGTATAGTTATAATTTTAATTCAGCTTCGCATAGTAGGAGAGCATCTTCAGGACAATATCAGTCTATGCTAGGTGGTGTACAAATGTCATCTTCTGGAGCTGGTTCTGTTTCTGTTACTATCAATCCTACTGGTTCTTCACAAGCTCATAACAATATGCAACCTTATATAGCAGTATATATGTGGCAACGTAAATCTTAGTTAACTGTAGGAGAATTGCCGGCACATACTCACACTGGTAGCACTAGTACTACTGGAAACCACACGCATAATGTAACCATCTTCGAATACTTTGAAGGTGGTAATGGCTGGGGATT